CATGGAGGATTAAACTCGCACCGAACTGCAGACCGGAGGAAATGGCGCTCGAAAGCTGCGCAGGATGTACGGAGTGGACGGAGAGCGTTAAAACCGCGAGAATTGAGATTATTGACCCCGCGTATTATGGGGAGAGAATTATACCGTTTGACTTTGAAAAAACACTTATACATGAACTTTTGCATTTAAAAACATGCCTTGTGAGTGACGGCGTGTCAGAGCTACAGGAACGGTACATGCATCAAATCATTGATGATTTAGCGCGGGCGCTCGTGGATGCGAAGCGGAGCGAAAGGGGGACAAGCTATGATGTGTGAACAGTGCTTATACAGAAAGGTGTGCACGGAGAAGAGCGCGGATAAGCTGAAGTGTAAAAATTTTAAAGCAGAAGTTTAGAACCTTGCGGTCTTTCCGTCTTTGCGAAGGCGGAAAGACCAGAAGATTTTAAAAAAGGGCAAGTCGAATATAAGGTAGATTTACGCTTTCGGGCGTTTCGGGCTTGTAACCGAATCATAAGTTTACAACTGCACGACGAGAGAGGGAGAGGGAAATGCCAAACAATGGAAGGTACTTTGTACGGGAGAGCGTTTACATATGCGGGGACTACATGGATGCAGAAGTGTATCCGGTGTTTCAGCCTGCAGGGAAGAGACGGTCAAGATGCAAGCCGACGAGCGACATACAGGAGAAGATAAACCAGAGGAACGCGGAGAAGGCACTGACAAGGCTTGTACATGCAAACTTTACCGGAAGAGACCTTGCGCTGCATCTGACGTACAGTATTCCGCCGGAAACGCTGGAAGAGGCAAAGCGGGATTTATACAATTTCCTGCGAAGGGTGAAAAGGGCGATGGAGAAGATGGGCCTTGTGCTGAAATACATATACCGCACAGAAGTAGGCGGGCGGGGCGGCAGATTTCACCACCACTTGATTTTGTCGGGCGGGCTTGACCGGGACAGGCTGGAAAGTTTATGGGGAAAGGGGTATGCAAACTCAAAGCGCCTACAGTTTGGGGAAGACGGCGTGACGGGTCTTGCACACTACATGGCGAAGGAGCGGATAACATACAGGCGGTGGAGCGGAAGTCGAAACCTCATAAAGCCGGAGCCGATTGTGCGGGACGGGGCTTTAGGCAGAGCGGATACCGAAGAGATGGCGGAGACGATAGAATCAAAGCGGGCATGGCAATATTTCGAAGAGCGGTATCCGGGATTTCTTCTGACGGATGCAGATGCGACGGTAAACGGTGTAAACCGAGGAATATACATACAGGTCGAGATGAGAAAGGCGTTGAACGGGGCCCTTGAAAAGCCGGACGGCTTTTTGAAAAATAGATGGGAGGGTAACAGAGATGTTTCGGTATAGGCGGGGGTCAAAGGTAAGCTACGAAAAGCAAGGCTATGTGTATTTCACCTCAAGACGATATAAGTTTATGCCGCAGGAGAAACAAAGAGAAATACTAAACTTGTGCGTTGAAGCGGGCGGGGAATATTACCAGGCTTTATTTGAGTATGTCACAACAGAGATTAGCGAAGTTGCGGTAACGATGAAGCATTACATCTCTAAGGCTACGCTGAACAGAATTGCCCGGAAATACCTCGAATGCTTTCCGGATTACTTCTGAAGCGGTGACAACCCGCGAAAAGGTGGTAGCGAGCAAGCAAGCGTTAAGAGCCTGCGCTTGCAAGGGCTTAGATTGTGCGAGCGTGCCTTTGCGCGGAAAATGAGGAGCACAGGAGGCGTTTGAATTTTTCAGACAGAAAAATGATTGCGCCGAAGGCTGCGACGAATAATTCCCCACGACAACGCACGCACATGACGCGGGCACATAATACACGCATAACGCGCGCTTACGTCGAAATAACCTAAATTAGAGCCATTCTTCCGGGCGGAGAATGGCTAAAAGTGTTGGTATTACTTCGTAACCGACAAAAACGCCAAACGTTTTTGCCGGAGAGGACGAGTGGCGGAATGTATTTGAAGCTTCGACACCCGAAGCTGATGTAAATGGAGCACGCGAGGACGAGGCGTGTGTTTTTTTGCGAAAATTGAAACTTAGGCGTACTTTTATCGTGTTATGATAAAGGCAGAACAAGCATTAAATTACGCAGGTAAAAGCGACAAAATCCAAATTTAAGCCGAAAGGAGGGGCGAAGATGGCGGAAAAAGGATATATCGGCAAGATTGGAAACACCGGCACGCAGAAGGTGCAGGCTCCTCACGCGCCGAACGCGGCCAAAGGGAAAAGCGAAGTGAAACGTGGAGAAGACCTCAGAAACAAGAAGTAAATGCAGGGTGCAGAATTGAAATCGCATACAATAGCGTGAAAATGTTGGAGGAAACAAAATATGGAAATTGATTACTACGAGGCTTTAGGCGTTGAGCCGGAAGAAACGGCGGACGCGGAAGGTGCAAACGATTCGACAGACACCGGGTCGAACGGAGCCGGGGTAGAAAACAAAGAGGTGGAAGATAATCCTTCCATCGCTGGAACAGAAACGGGCGAGGAGAAGAATCCCGCAGACGGGGATTCTGATTCTGCAGAAAACAATCCATCCGGCGATGGAGAAGAAACACCTCATCCGTCAGCTGACGCTGACACCTTCCCCTCGGAGGGGAAGGCTTCGGAGGAGAAAAAGAGACTTCCGCAATCTGCGGAGGACAATGCCAGATTTGCGGCGGCGCGTCGAAAGGCGGAGGCAGAGCGGGATGCTACGGTTGCCCGGGTACGCGAGGAAGCAAAGCAATTTGCGGACGAACGGATTGCGGACGTTCTTAAGACGGCGAATTTTTCAAATCCGTATACGGGAGAGCCGATTCGCACGATGGCGGAGTTTAACGCGTACAAGGCACGCCTGCAGGAAGAGCAGCGCGGCGCTTTTATGCAGCAAAGCGGCATGACGGATGAACAATACAAAGCATTCATCGAGTCCCAACCCGAGGTGCAGGAAGCGAAAGCGGCGCAAAAGAAGGCAGAAGCGGTAATTCGCGAGGCGAGAGAACGGGAGGCAAAGGCGAAGATTGACGAACAGGTCAAAGAGATTACGGCATTAAATCCAGCGATTACAAGTCTTTCGGACTTGACGAAGCTTGCAAGTTATCCGGAGCTTTACGAAAAGGTAAGGCGTGGGTACAGCATTGTAGACGCTTACAAGCTTACAAATATGGCGGATATCGAAAGCCGCGCAGTGCAGAGAGCGCAGCAGCAGACTATAAATGCCGTACAGTCGAAAAGCCACCTGGAGAAGACCCGGACGCGGGGAACGGGAAGCGTAGAGGTACCGGCAGATGTGAAGGCGGAATAGCGCATGATGAATCCGGGGATTACAGACGCGGAAATAGAGCGGCACTACGCAGGGTATGTGAAGCGATAAACCTTTTGAGAAGAAAGAATGTGAAAGAAATTTATAACGAATAGGAGTTGATAAAAAATGCGTGGATTTAGAATTCACACAACAGATGACGGCAGAGTGCCGGCGTTTGAATACATGGCGGCAGAAGGGCTTGTGCCGAAAATCGGTATGGCGCTTGTGATGGCGGAAGGCAAGCTGTCTATGGCGGGTGCGACCGTCATGCCGCAGTACATTTCTATGTGCGAAAAAGAAGGCGCATGCGGAGAAGGAGACGTAATTCCTGTAATCCGCGTGGGCGCTGACATTATTTTCGGCGCAGAGAGCGAAGAGGATATGGCGGCAGTGGATATTGGAGACAAGGTTACGCTATCGGCAGACGCTATGGGCGTGACGGCTACAACAGCTTCTGGCGTTGCCGAGATTGTGAGCAAAACAGAAGACGAAGTGCGCGTGCGCTTTGTGTAAATGCAAAATGCAGAATGCAAAACAACACCTCATCAGTCAGCTGCGCTGACAGCTTCCCCTCAAGGGGAAGCCTAACCGCAGGAAAGTGGTAGCAAGGTAAACAACGTTTAAAATCCGCGTTTACAAGGATTTAGTTGTTCCTTGCGTGATTTTCTGCGGAAGAGGACGAATAACGGATTGAAATTGAGCTTTTCGGACAGAGAAGCGATATGAAAGGAGTTTATGAGGACATGGCTGGTATTACATTTTCAGAAGGCAGCGGTGTGGCAGATTCCATTTACGGAAAAAGCCAGGCACCTATCAGAATGTTTTTGGAAAAGCAGGGAGAGGCTTTTGAACAAAAGTCCATGATTCCGGAGCTTTTCAACATGGGAACAAGCACCCACTGGGCGGAGAAGTTTACATCGCTGACGGCGATGGACGGTTTTCAGCCTGTTGGTGAGAACGGTGCATACCCCGTAGACGGTATGCAGGAAGGGTACTCGAAGACCATTGAACACATGACATGGAAAAACAGTTTTTCCATTTCCCGCGAGATGGTGGACGACAGCAAGCTTATGGACTTTAAGAAGCAGCCTGCCGGCTTTATTGCGGCTTATCACAGAACGCGAGAGAAGTTTGCGGCGGCACTGTATGGCGGTGCAATCGAAGGGAAGACAAGCGTTTCCTATGGCGGCAAGGCATTTGATGCAAAATGCGCAGACGGCAAGGGACTTTTTGCTACCGACCATCCGTCCGTGACAAAGAAGGGCGCACAGTCAAACCGCTTTGAGGATGCGTTTTCGGATGATACCTTGGGCGCGCTGGAATCCAAAATGCAGGACTTCCGCGATGACGAGGGCAACGTTTTGGACGTGGCACCGGATACCATCCTTATCCCGAATGAGCACAGCCTTAAGAAGGCAGTGTTTGCGGCAATCGGTGCAGATAAGGATCCGAACACGGCAAACAACGGCTTCAATTACATTTTCGGCAGATGGAATGTAATTATCTGGCCGTACCTTAATCAGTTTATCACGAGAGGCAGTCTGCCTTGGGTGGTTCTTGATCAGAAGTACAACAAGGAATATGACGGCATGGTATGGCTTGACCGCGTGAAGCTGGAGGTAAAAAGCGAGATTGCAGAAAATGATGCAAACCGCTGGAAGGGCTATGCAAGATTTTCTGCAGCACCGAACAACTGGCGCTTTGCAGCTGTTGGCGGCGTTACAAATGGTTCCAAGCTGATTGGAGCATAAGATAAGACAGAGGGACGGTGCACAAGGCATCGTCCCCCTATCCCTTTTAAGCGAGGTAAAGTATGAAACTCAGAGAAGCTATAGAATATGTGGACAGCATAAAGCCCAATGCATTTACAAACGAAGACAAGACAAGATGGATAAATGAAGCCGAGGGAATGGTGCAGACAAATGTTTTCCTTCTGGCTCCGGAAGAAATTATTACATACGACTATGGCAGCGACAGTGAGGCGGAGCTTTTGGTGCGTCCGCCGCACGATAAGATATATGCGGCGTATCTCGTTGCAATGATAGATTTTGCAAACGGCGAGTACAACAAGTATCAGAACACATATCAGATGTTTAATGCGCATTATTCCGAACTCATGCGCTGGTTTGCAACGAACTATAGACCGGCAGATACGCATGGTGCAAAATACGAAAATACAGAAATGAAAGCGGAGGAGGCGTAGAAATGCTGGGCAACCGTGGAAAGGATAT